TATAGCGGTAGGAGAGACCTGCATTGGGGCAGCGAGGAGGGCGGCCTTAACTCGTCTTACTCCCTTTCAACGGTGGGGGGCCGTGAAGTACGTGGTAGTAAGATAGACTATTTACATTGTAGTGAAGTAGCATCTTGGTCAGGAGGCGGTGAGGACTATCTACTTGGGCTGCTCAACTGCGTTGTACAGGGTTTTGAAACAGAAGCGGTAATAGAATCAACGGCTCAGGGCGTAGGTGGTGTATTTCATGATATGTACTGGGATGCGGCAGAAGGTAATTCAGGTTGGGAGAGTGTATTTTTCCCTTGGTATATATATAGTCACTACAGTAACCCATTTAAGTCAGAAGAGGACAAGGAGTTATTTAAGAATGAGTTAGGACAGGACAAGAGATACGGCGGTGAGGAAGAAACTGCGCTATTAGATATGTTCTGTAAGTATGATGTAGGTGATGAGGTTAAAGAGTTCAAGGTAACCCTAGAGAACTTAAACTGGAGGAGGCAGTGTATAAAGACTCAATGTCAGAACGACCTTAGAAAATTTCATCAAGAGTTTCCAACTACAGCTAGGGAGTCTTTTGTAACGACAGGACGGAGCGTTTTTAATATAGACACCCTTAGTAACCTTGTTTTAACTTCAGAAAAACTTCAACGAGAGAGACCGTCAGAAGGATTCCATATACCCGTCCAAGCGTGGAAAGAACGGGGCGGTGAGAAGTATATCATAGAGGCAATGGATGATGGAGAACTACAGGTATGGGAAAGGCCAATTCCGGGTAATGAGTATAGAATAGGTGGTGATATATCAGAGGGTATAGACGTAGGTAGGGACACAGACTGGAGTGTTGGTGTGGTCTTAAATGCTTCAAACATGGACGAAGTGGCAACTATAAGGGTGAAGATTGATCCAGACTTATTTGCATGGCAACTTGCAAGTTTAGGTAAATGGTATAATAATGCAAAACTAATTGTTGAAAGGAACAATCATGGATTAGTAACCCTAAAATTCCTTTCAGACGTACATATGTACCCAGACATATACTCAGAGAAGATATTAGACGAGAGATCAAGCCGTTCTGCTCGTAAATTAGGTTTTCATACCACAGTAAAGTCTAAACCCCTGATAATTGATTATTTAAAGGAATTAATAAGAGAAAATGAGATCAGAATCAGGAGTCCCAAGGTTCTGGATGAGCTACAGACATTCGTAAACTATCCGAATGGTAAGATGGCGGCCCAGTCTGGTTCTCATGATGACTGTGTAATGGCTTTAGCAATTGCATGTTTTGGGTGTAAGATGTTTCCTGCGAGACCGGAATGGGAAAAAAATATAGATAGAAGGCATTGGAAGCCTGAGCTAAAATTTTACCAACCATCTCAATTATGAGTAATGTAATAGAGGTTCAGTTTGGCAGTGGTATTTTGCCAAATGAGGATAAGTTTGTCAAGGAATTACAACCGCTACTGGAAGAGATGGTAGATGTAGCCTGTAATAGCTATGGCAACAAGTTAGGATGTATAATGATTGAGTCCTTATGTTTATCTTTGGATAAGATAAGGGAAAAGTTACTTAAGCAAATTGAAAACGATAAAAAGTATATACTTACTATGGAAAATGGTGATATTATAGATTTAACTTTAGAAACAAATGAATAGAGGCAAGGAGTGATGATATAATGGCGGAATACGAAATGGAGGAGCCTCAAAAAGTAGCTGTTGAGGTTAAGGTTGTAGAAGCAGAGGTAGATGACTTTGCCAAGGTAATACAGGAAAAATTTGAGGAGGCAAGGGACTACCGTAGAGATCACGAACAACATTGGTTGGAGGCTTACGATGCTTACAGAGGAAAGTACCCCTCAAAAATATCGAAGGCGCATGAGTTGGCAAGTGAAAGGGGTATATTTGTCAATCAGACTCGCCGTAAGATTAATTCGGCGAAGATTAAGATTAACACGTTACTATTTGAGGACGGGAAAGTACCATTTAGTATTACCCCCTCACGTAAACCAAGGTTCTACCCTCCAGATATACAGGCACCACCCGACAGACCTGACATGCTTGAGGACGCAATCCTTGAACGCTCTAAGCAGATGGAGTTCAAGATTCGTGATATTCTGGAAAGAACTAATTATAATGAAGAAGTTCAACATGCTATACACGAAATGTGTCTGTATGGGACGGGATGTACAAAGGGTATTTCCCTTGAATATAAAAATTTTCCTGTCTACACAACGGTTACGACTCCAGATGATATGGTCGCAGTTGAGTCGTTCCTTGAACAAGAATTAATGCCAGCATGTAAGTTTGTCAGTATTTGGAATGTATTTCCATCTCCAGAGGCAATCAATGCGGAAGATGCAGATTATGTTATCCAAAGATCGTTCCTTAGTAAGATACAACTCAGAAAGCTCGCAAAGACAGCAGAAGGCTTTATTCCGGGTGCACTTGAGGAAGTTATTGAAAACGAGATTGGGCTTGCCCACGGATGGGACGACAGTGAACACCCTAAAAAGTACAACGAAACCTCAGCCACAAGACTAAAGAAGTTTGAGGTATTAGAGTTTTGGGGCCGTTTAGACGGTAAAGACCTAGAGACTCACCTACCAATTGAATCAGAGGATATTCCAGATGCCCTACCTGTTGTAATTACTGTTATAGGGGATAAGGTTGTTAAGATTGCAGAAAATCCTTTCGATGACACCTTGCCATTCCATTTCTGTAACTGGCAGAAGAATCCAGAATCAATATGGGGGGACGGCATATACTATGCAATAAGAGATGCACAAGCAATATTAAACTTCTCATATGCAATGTTGGTAGAGGGCAAATCTTTATCAGCGGCCCCACTAACAGTTATAGATCCTAATGCATTTGAACCGGGTACAGATACAGAACAGATATATCCGGGTAAACAGTTCCGTGTAAAACCCGGAGCTTCAGTCCGAGATTCCTTCACTTCAGTACAAATTCCAGATGTAACAAATGGACTCCTTTCAGTAATACAGCAACTTGAACGTGAAGCTGACTTGGATTCAGGTCAGACCAGTATAGGTTACGGTGACATGTCACCTGCACAGACCAAGACAGCCACAGGAATGTCCATCCTTAATTCCAATGCAAATAGACAGACAGCAGATGTAGTACGGTCAGTATCTACAATGATCACCAAGAACATAAGTGCTATATACCGCTGGTTAATGGTAGATTCCACAGATATGACTATTAAGGGGGATTATGAAGCAATATCAACGGGGTATGAGCAATATGTTGCTAAGGAAGTACACAATACACAGCTTATAAACTTTCTGCAAGTAATTGGTCAAATGCCAGAGATAAAGCAGTACCTTAAACAGGAAGCATTTACAAGACCGTTACTCAGGGCATTTAATATGGAGCCGGATAAGGTTGTAAAGACAGAAGAAGAGGTAACACAGGAAATGCAAGCCCAACAACAGGCACAGCAACAAGCAGTACAACAACAAGCTCAAGCAGCAGAACAACAGGCCCAGCAGCAAATGAAAGCACAGGCTCAAATACAGGCTCAACAGATACAAGGTCAAGCACAAGCGAATATGATTGTTGAGCAGAAGAAGGCTATGCTGGATGAAAAACAATCTGTAGGAGAAGATCAGCGTAAGTTGGTAATGCAGGAAAGGTTAGAATTAACTAAACAAGGTAATGTATTAAATCCAGCACACCTAGAAAATTATAGTGTTCTATTACGTGAAGAGTCTGAAGGACAAACAGATCAAATGTTGCAAAACGAAGAAGCTATGATAAATCAAGAAGAGACAGAATCAAAACAGGCTATGGCACAAGCACAGCAAGGGCCACCTCAAGGAGGGCCAGAACAAGCCCCCGGAGGAATGCCGGAAGACCCAACACAAGCAGGGTTAGCACAAGAGAGGTTACAGGGAGGCCCATCTGCACAAGATATTCAACGAAGGGAGTTTGCTGAAAATGCCCCGTAATGATGTTTTAGCGATGTTAAGCCAATCTCCGGGTTGGCAGATTTACAAAGAAATGATTGAAAAAAAGATACAAGATGCATATGATATAATTAAATTGAAACAATTAGTTGACCAAGAGTCAGTTTCAAGGCATAATGTATCTATCGGTAAGATTCAGGCATGGCAAGAAATGCTTGATATTGCAGAAAAAAAATAAGAACAGCCTTTACACCGTAAGGAAAGGGCCAATATTTAACCAATCCGTTTAATCGGGACATTGGAAGGAGTTATATGTTAGAAGAAGAGGTACTCGTTGAGGAGGACGAAGATATAGAATCCTCAGATGAAGAATTATGGAGTCAGGAAGATGAAGTTGAAGGAGATTCAACTAAGGAAGGTACCCCTGAAGTGGAGGATGAAGAAGCCGAAGCTGAGGAGCCTGAATTAGAAGATGATGAGACCGAAGACGAGGAAGAGCCTGAAGAACCACAGCATGATTATGAAGCTCGCTATAGGGATTTGGAGCGGGAATTTCATAAAAGGAATGAAGATTCTGCTAGATTACGTCAAGACTTTGATGAGTTAAGACTCAGAGATGTTGAGAGGGAACAAGCACTTACAAGGGTAAAACAAGGACTTTCGGAAACGGAAGCACCCCCAGTTGATCCTTCAAGTGACACTTACTTTGACGACAATGATAAGCAGACTATGGAGGAGTTCTCTGAACTATCTTCTACGTTTCGCAAGATGATTCAGCATGAGATGGCAAAGGCTGGTACTACCATGCAAGAAGCCACCATACAGGCTCAACAGCGTTTAACAAGTTTAGAAGATCAGACCAAAGAACAGAATTATCAGAACTTCCTGCATTATCATGAAAATTACATGAATGAGAATGTAGGAGATGACTACAGGGATATAGATAAAGATGCTGATTTTCAAGCATTTGTTCTTGGTAGTCCAGCCATGACAAAGATGATGACTGAGTCAACAGACCCAGTAGATCATGCCTCCGTTATGCAATTATTCCTATCAACCCAAGTGGGTGAAGATGCGTGGAGACCTCCTGAAGAAGTAAAACCAGTTAAAGCGAGTACTAGGCGACAGGCTAAAAGAGCAGCAGCGACTGGTCTTTTAGGTAATTCCGCACCCGTGAAAAGCAAGAATTTGGACAATTTGTCCGATGATGAATTATGGGAAGCTATTCCCGAATAACAATATATAGGAGTTAAATATGGCAGCGTATGGAGGAACAGGCACTATTAGCGGATCATCTTATGGTGATCTTAGCAAGAATGATGCCTTCACTATTCAGAAGAAGATGTTACCGATTGCAAAGCGATTGTTGACATTTGCGAAATTCGCACAAAAAGAAACCAAACCCCAAAAACAGGGTTTAGAAATTAGACACCGCAGGTATGAGCGTTTCCCAATTGTGGATACGCCTATTGCTGAAGGTGTAACCCCGGACTTCTCAAGTCTTGAGCATACTACGCTCATGCACACGCTTAAGCAATATGGATCATACGTGAATACCACGGATGTTCAACTTGCGGCAGCCGCTGATCCGGTCTTAAAAATCATATCAGAACGACAGGCAACACAGGCTGGTGAGACAATTGACTTCCTCAGCTTCAAGGTCTTTCGTGCTGGTACATCAGTTAAGTATGTAGGGGCTAGTGCAACAGCACGTGGTCACGTTGATATGCATATTGGTGGGGCAGTAACGGCGGTAGATGACCCCGGAAACGGAGCAACGCTTGGCCCAATTCAAACAGCAATCCGTGCTCTTCAGAACAACGATGCTACTAAGATAAAAAATAAGCTAAAGGCTTCCGTTGGTGTAGCTACAGAGCCAATCCGTGAATCGTATGTTGCGATTTGCCATCCAGATTTACAGCAGGATATTCAAGGACTTCCTAACTTTGTACCAGTAGAAAAGTACCCTGATCAAGGTGATGTAATTGAGGGTGAGATTGGTGGCGTAGAAGGAGTACGTTTCATTACTACAACCCAAGCAGTTCCTTTTAAAGATGCAGGAGATACAACTGGCGCAGGTGCCGGATCAGTATCTACTGGTGGAGTAAACAATGATGTTTATCCAGTATTAATCTTTGCAGAGGACTCTATTGGCTGTGCTACTTTAGGTGGAATGGATTCACTCCGCTCAAAAGTCGTGATGCCAAAACCCGGCCCCGGTGATCCACTCGGACAGCGTGGTACGGTTGCGTGGGATACTTTCTATTCCTGTGTCATCCTTCAAGACCTTTGGATGTACAGATTGGAAGTAGCCTGTACAAGACTAACGTAACATAAACAGCCCCTTCTAATGGGAGGGGCTTCACATTAATTTAAAATAAGGAAAACTTATGGACTCTATTAAAACTAATATTGTCAATGCTCCTCAAATGAGCAAGGTTGACACAATCAACTTTGCAGACGGTCAAACATGGTCAGCGGCTACATATCAGCGTGTTCTTTTCATTCCAGAAAAGGCTCGTATTTGTGGTTTTCAGGTCATAGTTAGTGATGCGGTAACGACTACTTCAGGTGCTAATACATTTGAAATTGGTCATGCTTTAGGTACATTACAGACTGATGCAGCTATGGTAAACGTAGCAGCAGCAGCCGATCCTAACGCTTATGCTCTTTCAATTAACCTAGAAGTAGCCGGAGTTACTGGCCCTTCTGGAGTTACTTCAGCAGGAGGAGCCGCAGTTACAACTGGTGTTGAAATTATGGGAATGCCTCCCACAATGACAAGTTCTGCAACATATACCTATGCACCAAGTACTACAGCTTCTTGGTCAGACTCAGGAGAAAAAGTTGTTCCAGTAGTTGGAACGATGGTTCTTGGAGATGCCCAAACAGCAGGAGTATTCCATTGGTGGGTTGAGTACCTCTTTGATCCAAACATTGTTTGGACTCAAGCAGCACTAGCCTAATAGTGTAATTCAGTAGTGGGTGGCTTCGGTCACCCATTTTTAACAAATTAAAAGGAGAAAATATGTCCATAGCAGGTGGTTTATTACCAAACGAGAATTTACCTAACCAAAAAAGGAATGCTAATTATGCTCCAGCAGGAGAAGGCCGTTTTGTGCTTCTTCCTAATGGTATGAAAATGGCAGCCGAATGGAAAAGGGGTAATGAAGTTCCAGAGGGTTACGCTGTAATTAATATTGAGTACGGCAAGGATAATACTGAAATGGGGCCAGTTCCGGTGACACATGGAGATTGGGCATTAGTTATACCGAGGGGTTCCGACAGGATTATACCTCTCCAACACATGAACATACTGAATGATGCTGTTACTACCGATTACTTCCAGAAGGATTTGTCACAAGGTCTTACCGCAAGGTCTAACAGGCGATTTACTTTTACAGTTAAAAAGTGGCCTAAGACTGGTCAGAAGGCAGGTGCCGAATTTGATGGGTCATCTGAACCAATAACTAAGGAAGATATAGACGGTGCAGTAGAGCGTCATGAGGTGATTGACCTTGACCAAGATTAATGAATCGAAAGCAAATAAGAGAACGTGTAGAAACCGCATTACAGGATACAGCTAATAAGCATTGGTCAGATGGTGAATTAAACACATACATTGATGACGCTTGTAATGAATTTACACGGAGAGTACGGTACCCTCAAGTAGAAGGTTATGCCACTAATGGATCGTCTGGAACTACTA